ATCTTTTGAGGGTGCCTCTATTGCCGCTAAAAAAGAAAATGCTGATGATTTTAACGAGGCAACGACACTTGCATTTTCAACTTGTCCCGATGCTGGAACAAATACCGAGCGCCTCACCATATCCAGCGACGGCAACATCGAACAGCACGTAGATTCAAACGGCATAGTTAAATTCGGCGTTAAAAACGAAAGCACCGGCACATCAGCGCGTGCTATGGTCAATATATTAAGTGACCACGGCAATTTAGATTTGTCGATGAATGGCACAAATTATACCGGAGTTGCGGGTTGGGCCGATTCTGGTGTTGTTTCGACCGGCAGCGTTGTTGGTGGAGGACTTAAATTGAACGCAGTCGCTGGAGGGTTGGCATTGCAAACCAACCAAACGACACGAGTGTCAATTGCTAACAGCACCGGCTTGGCTAGTTTTTCAAATGGCATCACCGTCAGCGGCGGGAACTTACTACTTGGTAAAACGGCAGTAGGCGTTACAACGCTTGGAGTTGAGGCGCGGCAAAACGGAATTTTAGCAGCAAGTCGCGATGGCGCGACAGCTTTATACGTTGAACGGAAAACGTCAGACGGCAGTTGCGTTGAACTAATTCGCGGAGGGACAACCGTTGGGACAATTAGTGTCACAAGTTCTGCGACAGCATACAACACCTCATCCGACTATCGACTTAAAGAAAACCTCACGCCTTTGACCGGCGCACTTGACCGGATAGACCAACTGCCGGTTTACCGCTTCAACTTCAAATCCAACCCCGACACAACCGTTGACGGGTTTGTAGCGCACGAAGTTTCCGCGCACGTTCCCGAAGCGGTAACAGGCGAGAAAGACGCAATGCGAACTGTCGTTGTGCAGGAGGCAGTTGAAGCAGTTGAAGCACAACCAGCAACCTACTGGGAAGAAGGCGACGAACTTCCCGAAGGTGTTGCGGTTGGCGATGAAAAGACTGCCGCAGTTGAAGCAGTTGAAGCGGTTGAAGAAGTGACCGAGGAACAACCGGATTACCAAGGCATCGACCAAAGCAAGTTGGTTCCGCTTCTTGTCGCTGCCGTTAAAGAATTGAAAGCGAAAGTAGAAACTTTAGAAAACGCTTAAACAAAATGATAGAAATAAACACAGTACCCACAGCGGAACTAAACGCCAGCAAGGTGGCAATCACACTCAACTCCGCACAGGAGTTTGGTATGCAATTCAGCGTAGCCGCATTTGGCAAGGTGACGGTAGACGGCGAAGAAGTGTGGGGACAGAACCCGCTGTATTCGGGACTTCTGAATGTAACAGGATCGACTTGGGATTCTTGGGGGTCAGATGTGTCAGACGAAGAATATATCGGCAATCTCGCATTAGCGCAGCTTGGCCTCACTAGGGCACCAGAAGAAGCACCAGAAGCACCTGCCGAGGAGGCTCCAGAAGCACCTGCTGAAGAGACAGAAGAGACTCCTGCTGAGGAGTAGCAGTCCGCTGGGGGGATGAGTGGACACAGAGACAATAAAAGACCTGGGGGCACCGATCGCCATGACAGTAGCAATGAGCTACTACATTTGGCGAATGACTCAATTTCTGTTGACAAGTCTTACCGATTCTCTGGCAGAGAACCGGGAAATCCTGGTGAAGCTTATTGATTCTATAAATGCCATCAAGTCCGACCAGACAAGCCGCATATGCGAACTCGAGCAACGAGTCGCGGAGATTAGGGAGCAGCATCGCAATTACTCTAATATGCTTGTGGGCAATCGTGGTGGGGATCGGGTGCAGCAACCTCGGAGCGATTCGTGATGTGCGACTGGGCTTCACAGGCTTCGAGATCGAGACCTGGGAACCGGAGGAGTACAAGTTTCATGAGTGGCAGAGAAGCACCAACGGAGTTTGGAACAGGAGATGAATTTCGATGATATCAAGGTGGCTATTAGTTCGGCAGTTGGGATCGGCAACTGGATGGTGCAGATTGACCTCATCCTCAAGGTTGGCATCAGTGTCGCCAGCCTGATTTATATAATTTTGAAGATACGACAACTGCTAAAAAAACAATGAGCTTATACAAGAACATACACGCGAAGCGGAAACGCATTAAGTCAGGCAGCGGAGAGAAGATGCGTAAGCCTGGCAGCAAAGGCGCACCAACCGCTAAAGCATTTAAGAAGGCAGCAAAAACAGCAAAGAAGAAGTATTAATATGTGGAAAAGTAAGACAGTATATGCAGGACTAGCTGGGATCGTTTCCAGCTTTGGTTTGTTCATGTCATCGGAGCTAAGTCTCGCGGAGTTTCTCCAGGTGGCAGTACCAAGCCTACTTGCGATCTTCCTGAGAGCCGGGGTACAGAAAAGCACAGATGCCGCTGAGGCAGCAGTAGAAGCTGCCAGCAGTGTCACACCTGCTAAGAAGAAGGCAGCTAAGGCGGCCAACTAGGAGGCAATCAGATGGCAGGTTTAAGCACCACCCAGTCATTCGCAGATGGTGACACCGTAACGGCTGCCAAGCTAAATAACATCATCGCGAATGCATCAATAGATGATGACGCAGTAACCACAGCGAAGATCGCTGATGACGCTGTGACGTTGGCGCAGATGGCAAACAACTCGGTGGACACTGCTGAGTTGGTTGATGATGCAGTACAGAACAGCAAGCTGGAGACGATGGCGGCCAAGACGGTCAAGGCCAACGCCACCAACGCCACTGCTAATCCGACTGACGTTGCTGTGGCAGCCAACAAGCTACTGGCAGGCACCAGCGACAGCATCAATGCAGTAAGCTTCACAGACGATCTTGAGTTGGATGCCAGTGACTCTGCTGCCACAAAGATCAAAGCGGCAGCCACACTGATAGGTGGCAAGTCCAGCGTTACTGCTGATTCCTCAGATGAGTTACTTATCAAGGACGCAACTGACGGTGCGCTGAAGCGAGCAACTGCACAGTCTGTGGTGCAAAGCCAGGTAGCCACAACAGGCACGAGCGGAGTTGTCCGAGTGTCTAGTGCGTCCAAGCTGATAGATGTCTCCAGTGCAATCACTGCTGATGTGGTGGGAATCACTACTGCGGCACCGATGCTGGCAAAGGCTTTTGTTGAGTTTACGAGTAACTCGACCAACGGAGCGCAAACGATCACAAACTCATTCAACCTGACTAGCCTGACCAGAACCAGTGCGGGAGTTTATGACATTCTGTTTGATACTGATCTGCCTAGTGACAAATACGTCATGATTGCCACAGCGCACTACCTAAACGGCGGCAGCGATGACTATCAGTTGTACGGCAGGATTACATCTAAAGCTACTCCGACTGGTGCTGGTTGTACGGTTAAGTTTGGTGCTTACAGTGACATCAACGCTCTGAGAGACCCAGACGGTTTGGCCACACTAGTCTTCTACGGACTCACATCATGACTCTAAGCGATATTGCCAACTACGTCTGCAACTTGGTCAACAAGACTGATGACACCAGCAAGGCCAGGTGCAAAGAGTTTATCAGGCAACATCACGAGAACATCATCAACTCCGGTCTGTGGAGAGAAACTATCGATGTAGAGCAGACCACACTGCCGTTTGATGGCAGGATCACACAAATCATACTCGACGATGGCGGCACAGGATACACCTCCGCACCCACTGTTAGTTTTTCAGGTGGTGCTGGTAGCGGGGCTACTGCTGCTACTGAGCTTGGTGGCGGTGCTGTTAGCCGGGTCTACATCCAAAACTCAGGATCAGGCTACACCTCAGCACCTACGGTGACATTCACAGGTGGGGCTGGATCGGGCGCATCCGCAACTGCGGTTGTGTCGGAGTTGGCAGATGAGATGGTTTGCCCACAGAAGTTTGAGACGATTCTCGGCATCAGCTACAACGAGCAGAACCTGCTACCTACGCAACTGATCACCGAGTTCATGACTGACCCGGAGAGCTTTAAGAATGATGCACACACTGCTCAGTTTAGCGTTATTGATAGCTCAGGCATCAACTTTGATCCTGCTTATGGTGCTATTGAGTTTCTGTCCTCAGACAGTTCTGACAACGGTAAGCAGATCACGATTGTTGGCGAGCTATACGGACAGGAACTGACAATGCAGAAGGAGACGGTGACACTTGCGAGTTCAGTCACCACCACCAACACCTGGTCAGCAGTTCACTCGATAAGTAAGGAGACAACAGCAGGATATGTCCAGGTGCGTAGTGCGTCAGACAGCAGCAAGTACTTCTTCTGGCCCGAGTGGGAGAACGTATCAAAGTTTCAGCGGGTTAAGTTCTTCGACAAGCCAAACTACTCAGCAGATGCCCCGGTCAATCTGTACGTCATCGGCAAAAAGAAAATTCAGCCGATGGTGGGTGATTACGACTCGGCAATGATCAGCGGCATCGACAACGTGCTTATTCATTTCGCAACAGGAGACATGCTGAAGCGCAGCAGGCAGTTTGGCAAAGCGCAGCTAGAGATACAGCAGGCCAACTCGCTGATGCAGGTGGTGCGGGATCAGGAGAATAACCAGTCAGCCAAGGAGACAAGGTTGATACCTGACGCATACGGCATGGGCTATTCTCGCGATGATTTTGGGTTTTAGGAATGCCTGTCTACTACAATGACGGACTTGACGATGCGGTGGTCTACGATCGCCAGGCAAGTTTTGTTGGTGGCCAGATCAGCAACTTCCGCGAGAACCTCCTAAACGAATCCCAGGCTGAACTGCTGAAAGACCTGGACGCACCTAAGAACGGTGTACTCAAAAGCCGGAGAGGCTTTCACAGGTTCGCTGATCTACTTGGCAGCACCTCCTCCAGCACAAACGTCCAAGGCATAGCTTATTTTGACACTGACGCGAAGGAGGCGTTGATCGTCTTCGTCAACGGCAAGATTTACTCGATCAACTCAAGCGGCACAGTGAGCAACATCGCATCTGCCGCTGTGAAGGTGAACAGCACCACCGCAAGAGTCTACACCGCCCAGGTGGCAGACAAACTGTTCTACACTAGCCACAACGGCAATGACCGCATCGGAGAGATCAAGTGGGACACTAGCTCATCTGCGTTTGTGGTAACTGAGTTTCCTGCTGCACCGACAAACTCCAAGTTTATAGTCAGCAACAACTTTCGTGCGTTCGCATACCAACCTAGCGATGATCAGATATACGTCTCTGACATTCTGGCTAATGCGGCAGATACTACACCGTTCCCCACAGGCAATGCGTTCAAGGTTGGCCTTGGTGACCCGGTGACTGGGCTGGCAAGCTGGGTAGGCTTCAACGTGGTGGTGTTCTGCAAGAATAGTTGCTATGTGGTGGACACAGCACCAGTGCCAGCAACTAGTAGCTCGGTTACCCCGGCAGCTTCCACGTTTAAGATCAGAACAATCTCAGCCTCCACAGGTTGTGTGGCTCATGGCTCGATAGCGCAGGTAGGTGAAGACTTATTCTTCTTATCGCGCACAGGAGTCAGATCGATCAGACGCACGATGGAGGAGAACATGGTGGCGAGTGACGTTGGAGTCATCAGCTACCCAATCCAAGATGTCATCGATGAGATCAACTGGGCAGCAGTCGAGAATGCCACAGCAATCTTCTGGAACAACCGCTACCTGCTCTCAGTGCCAACCGGCACCAGCACAGTCAACAACACCACATTCTGCTACAACACCAACACGCAGAGTTGGACAGGTGTTTGGCAAGGCACTGTGGAGGAAGCAAGCGGCACCCCGGCAAGTACGATCAATCCGTATCAGTTTGTGGTGACTCAGTTCAGCGGAGGCAAGCCCTACTTGATTAGCCTGGACAAAGTAGGCAACCCGCTACAGTTCCGCGATTTTGTTGAGGACATCAACCTGGTGGACACTGACTTCCAAGACAAGACCACCACAACATTCGTTGACACCGGGTGGCAGGCAGTCACCCGCGCATTTACTTTTAACGAGCAGGTCACCACGAAGGACGGCGAGTTTGCCGAGTTCGAGTTTGACCGCAGCAACGCTGTGATCGACATCGGCGTGATCCTCGATGGAGCAGAGCAGACCGACAACCTGGCAGATGAGCTTGATACCGGCACAGGAGAACTGAGGCTAAGTTTCACACTGCCGTCTACGCTTGGCAGCGGGAAGCTAAACAGATTCAGGTACTCGATGACCCAGTACCCGGAGTTCCGCGAGTTGCAGTTTAAGTTTCAACAAAGCGGCAACGCAGGATCAGACAGTAAGTATCTAGCACTGCGCTCAATCCACGCAGGAGGCTTTTTGAATAGTGTGGGGGTGGAGTCATGACCTATGACGATAAAGTCAACGAAGCGATAAGGCTGGCCTCCAACGGCAACACTGATGCCTGGAACTATCTTTGGACTATCGCTCAGGCTTTGCGGGTCATAGACGATCTTGTCGATGAACCGGAGAAGGTTGGTGTGGAGCAGAAGTACAAGCTGGCCAACCTGCTTCTGGTGGATTTGCCGAGCAACGCATTCTTCGATCAGCACAAGCCTTCTCTCCTAGCAATGCACCTGACGGCAATCAACGCCTGGATAGACAGCAATGACTGGATGGAGAAAGACAAGACGAGGAAGACATACGCTTTAGTGATACGCGACCAGATCACCGAGTTGGTGATGCTTGTGGCATATCTCACAGGAGGCAATCAGCACATGAGAAACGTGAGTTTAAAAATTAGAGAGTTGTTCTTGAAGGAGGAATTTTAGATGGGGCTATATTCAAGTGACGCACCTGATCCACCAAATGTAGCAGGCGCCAACGAGGCAGGAGTCTGGGCAGATGCCAGGACGCTTGGAGTCAGAAAGCTAATTGCCAACGCAGCAAAGTTTGGCAAGAAGATCGATCTTGTGGTGCCGAGCTTTGATGCCTCGGGCAACAAGACGGGAGAGGAGAAGGTGACTTATGACTTCTCTGGCTTTAGTGACGCAGATGCCACCCGCGCAGACCTAGATTTTGCCGCAGAGTCAGCAGACAAGATGGCTGAGACAATGCTGAACGTGCAGAAGAAGTACGGTAAAGAGTTTATTCAGCAACGCATGGAGGAACTGAAGGCAGCCGATCCGACAGGCTATGAGGTCAGGCAGATGCTGGGTGAGGCAGCCAAAGAAGACCTAGCACTAGGATCGCAACTCTCCCCAGAGATGAGGAGACAAGTTGAGCAGCAGGAGAGAGCAGCACAGGCAGCCCGAGGCAACATCTACGGATCGGCACCTGCTGCCGCTGAGGCGATGGCAGTAGGAGACGCAGGATTCCGCATGAGGCAACAACGCCTGGCGAATGCTGCATCATTCCTGAGCGGCACAACTCCGGTCAGTCAGTTTGGCCAGATCAGCGGAGCGCAGGGAGGAGCATCACCGTTCAATCCGGTAGGCATTCAGTCAGGATTAACGCTGAACCCCAACGCAGGTGCCCAGGGTCAGCAGTTTGCGATGAACACCTACAACCAGCAGATGAACTATGCGGCACAGCAGCAACCGATAGGTATGCAGTTGTTAGGCATGGGGGCAGGTATACTTGGTTCAGCAGCAGGTGGCTATTTTGGAGGCAAAGGCTATGCGGCAGGGCTTGGTGGATAACAGGAGAAAAATAGCATGAGCGCAGGATCAGCATTTGCGAGTGGGCTAAGAGCAGGGCAAGCCATCTATGACAATGCCGTCAGGAACGCGATGGCGCGGAAGCGTTTTGACATGGCGAAAGCCGAGTTCAAGTACCAGCAAGCACAACGCAAGCAGGCGATAGAAGACGAGGTGGCAGCGACAACTGCTTTTGATAAAGCGAAAGACTTCTTTAGCTCAGGCGAGTTAAAACTCAAGAACCAGGCAGACCGAGATACATACAACAATGTACTACTGTCAGTTGAGCCTGAGATCATGAGGCACAAACCTACTTTTGATCAGTACGAGCGATTCATCAAAGTATTTGAAGAGAAAGAAGGCTTGCCGCTTATGAGAGATAGAGAGAGGCAGCAGAGAACAATAATCGCAAACTACTTAGACAACTCAAGCGAGCAGGAACCTCTCTACAAGCGCGACAAAGATAACAACTTCATTCTGAACACTGAAGGCAAGCCGCAGTATGACATGAGCGGCATGATAGAGTTCAACCTAAATGCCGAGG